ATACTCCTGCTTTCGCGGCCGTGTCGAAGAACAGGCTCATCAGGTCGCGCGACAACAGGTCATACGATCGCGTTTGTCCTCCGGCTAGCTTCACGCCTGTTCTCCTGTTGTAGATGTCGAAAAGCTTTGTCCCGGTGCCGTCGGCCAGGTCGACGCTGATCGGCATTTGCTGCTCCTCAAAGTATCGCCCGTCTGCGAGGACAGTGATTTTCACCAGATTGAAGTTGACGCGCAGGTTGCGCGTGATCGGATCGATGGCGATCTCGGCGCGGTTGCAAGTGATCCCGCTCGATCCGGACACATTGATCTCGCTGATGATGTCGTCGCGATTTATTGGCATTGGTCCTGGCCTCTCAGTTGATGACGATGAAGTTGACCCGCGTCTCTGCCGTTGCGGCAGCGTTGGCGGTGAGCGTGACGCTGCCGGATCCTGCAACGGCGACGACTGATTTAAGCGTGGTATCGTTTGTCGCGACGGTGGCGATGATGACAGAGGCCGTCGTGACGCGGCTGTTGGTGACGACCAGCGAGCTGGCACCGGCGGCGAAGTTGACGCTGCCGACGGTCTTATTGATGGTCTGCGCTCCGGTGGTTCCGGATGCGGTGACGGTCTTGTCGAGAATGATGTCGCCGTATAGCTGGCACTTGGTGACAGCTGACGAGCCGATGACGCAAGAGTTTGACCCGATGCCAGTGGCGTTGTAGCCGAAGACGTTTTCGTTGGTGACACTATTCGCGGAAAGTTTGGTAGCCGCCCCAACGTACAGGCTAGCCGTCGCCGACGTAGCAGCCGTTGACCCATCAGCGAGATAACGGCCAGCGTTATGCCCCAGAGCGCTGATTAGGCCCATCGTCGTAGCGTTATACAAACTGCGCAAACCGACGGCCGTGTTTTCTTGACCAGTCGTCAATGAGTACAGGGATTCTCTGCCAATCGCCGTGTTATCGTAACCGACGGTTAGCCCGTATAGCGCCGCGCGTCCATACGCGGAATTCTCGCCACCCGTTGTCAAATTGTAACAGGAGTTAGTACCGACCGCGACGTTATTGTTGCCCACGGTGACAGAACGCAGGCAATCAATACCTATCCCGAGGTTTGAGTAGGAGGTCGTTCCGTGACGGATTTCCAGCCTTGTTGCTGCAGAGCCGTCTTTGGTAGTCAAGACTGGGTAAGCGCTCCCAAGGGTCACTTGTTTACATGATACGTCGTCTATCTTGCCATCAAAACTAGATGACGGGGTAACTGCGAAACTTACGGTCCCAGTGTCAGCTGCAACAACTGACTTTTTGAATGACACGGTGGATATGGTAGACGATCCGAAGAATACTACCGACGCGCTACCGACAGAAACAGATACTGATCCTGCGGTTCTGCCAGAAATGGTAACTTCCACTTGGTACGTAAGCCCGGAGGTAACTGTAATTTGTTGCGATAATGTGCTTACCGAGCCAGCAGTATGCAGGGCTGCCCCGGAAGACCAAGACCACGTTGCTCCAGAATCGGTCCACCCGGATAGATCGTTTGCAAAAGAGCCATTGGTGATCAGATTACTGCCCTGCGTCGCCACGCCAGTGTTTGCGGCTTGCAGCGCTATCGGGTTGCCTGTTGTGGCAAGCGTTGTAGCCCCCGCGCTGTTGACCGTAGCAGTCATATAATTGCTCGTGTCGTATCCGATCCTCAGCTGCTCGGTCGTCGCAATTGCGTGCAGCTCTGCCGCCGGGCTTTGCGTGCCGACGCCGAGGCGCGTCGTCGTTTCGTCGTATGCTGCGCCGACTCCGAAAAGCACCTTGCCTCGCGTGGCGTGCGCCGTGCTCTGCAGCGTGAGGTTTTCTCCAGATGCCGTGCCGCCGATCAGCGTTTGGCCACCGGCGACTCCTGCGAGGCGCGCGAAGACGCCGTCCAGGGCCGTCTGCAGCGCGGACTTGAGATTGGCCCACGTGAAGCGCTTCGCGACGTTGCTCGCCGCGCTATCCGCGAGCAGCAGGTTGTCGCCGTCGACCGGCGTGGCCTTGCTGCTGGCTCCAGCGATCAGCGTTCCGACACTGCTTGTCGTCTCAGCCGGGCATGCTGCAATAGCCGCTGCTTGAGCGGCAGCCGCGCTACCTGCTGGGTCGTAGACTCCGGAATGGTTGTGCACCAACGGTGCCGAAGCCGCAATGGCCGCTGCTTGAGCGGCAGCCGCGCTACCTGCTGGGTCGTAGACTCCGGAATGGTTGTGCACCAATGGCGCTGAGGCTGCAATAGCCGCTGCTTCCGCTGCAGCCGCGCTACCTGCTGGGTCGTAGACTCCGGAATGGTTGTGCGCCGAATCCGCAAACGCAGAGGTGTCCGCGACCGCGGCGGAACCAAGTCCCAACGTGGTACGTTGCGCGCCGGCGTCCGCGTCATCGAGCAATGCCCGCGCTGCCGCGGTGCATGTGATCTCCTCTACCGCGCCCGCCCCGGAAGACGAGCGCCCCAACAGCTTGTCCGTCGCAGACACGTTGTTGGGGAGCGCTGCATTGGCCGTGACTTCCGTAGCCTCCGCCAAGTCGCACAGCTCATCCCACAGAATATCCAGCTGCGTGCCTGGTACGTCCTGGTAGTCCGTCGGTCCGGGTCTCGTTATGCTCATCGTCTGGTCTCGTTTTTCACAGCCCGTCCCCGAACAACTCGGGCTCCAAGGCCCTCTCGTCGATCAATACCGGCGGCACCGGGTCAATATCGTAAATCCGGCTGACCGCGTCGATCAAATCATCGTGCGCGGCAAACGGAACGACGAGATACTCCTCGAGAAACGCTTTGTTCAGCGAATAGATGGCCCCGTTCTCGTCGCGTCGGCGAACCGGCGTGAAAACCCGGAACGCCTGCCCGCTTTCCCTCACCTTGCGTTGCGCGCCGGTTTCCGCCGGCACTGCCGCGGACAGGAAGAACCTCCCGTTGCGAAAATCCGGTTCCAGTCGCTGAATTCGGTCGTACTTCGCTCCGGACCCTTCCCTTGGCCAGGCCAGTTCTACGATTTCGAAGGCGTCCCGGTCGCGCTGCATCTGCTCCTCGAAATACTCGAGGTCTGATGTCGAGCCGTAACGCTCGTAACCGATGCGCACCTGCTGCACCCCAGGCATCGCCGACCACGTCTTCCGCAGCGAGCGGATACACTGGTACCGCTCTGCCAGCCCCATCTTGTGCCGGTAGCCGTCGAGCAGCCACCTGTTGCCCGCCGCGTCGATTCCAACCACGGCAATCGCTGTCCGGTCGCTTCCCTTCTTGCGACTGCTCGCAGGGTCGCACAGGACGTAGACGTTGAGCGTCGCCGGGCGAATCTCCTGAAACCGCAGCCACTCCTTGCGGAAAATCGTCTCGTTACCTGCTGCTGGGTTCTGCAGCATCTGTGCCGCTAGTACCGAGCTGATCTGCTTTTTCCTCTTTTCAGCCCAGACTTCGGGAGAGAGAAAAACCGGATTGCCATCCGGCTGCCCGTTGTCCGTCGCCGGGTAAATCCGCGGCTCCACGGCCAACATGTCGATCATGTCCTGGTACGTGTCACCGAAAGAATACCGGGTTCCGATGTGCCACGCACGGGCCGGCCCGGAAGGTCCGCGCGCCCCCAGGTTGTCGGACAACGACCAGGCCGTGGTCGTCTTTTTCACCATTTCCGGCGAGGTCACGGAATCCAGCGTCACCACGTCGTCGTAAATCCGCAGCAGGTAATGCGCCCCGGTCGGCTGTCCATCGACCAGCCCGTGCGCCTCTATCGTCGCTTCTTTCGGATTCGATTTTCTCCGGACGACCAGCCCCGAGTCCTCGGACCAGCGAGGTGATTCCCTCTTCGGGTCTGCGAAAAGCACATCCGGGAACAAATTCTGTAGCCCGCGATTCGTTTCCAACTCGTACTTGATCTGGCGCAGGAATTTCCGCGCCGTCGGCTTGTTGAACGCAAAAATGCCGATCGTGATTTCAGGGTCGAGAAGAATTTCCTGGATTCCCCCGGCGAAGGTGATCGTCGTGGATTTGAAATGCTCTCTCGCCCACAAGTCGAGATACCCGTCCGGGGCTTTCTCGACCTCTCGGCACCGGGCATAGATCCACGGATGCCACGCATCCTCACGATGCAGGACTTGCGTCAGCAGGAAAAACCGGTCGAACCGCGCCAGGTCGCGCGCCACCATACCTGTGCGGTCGAGTTCCAGCATGTCGAGCCAGGCGGACTCGATGGCAGAAAACGGCAGCTCGTGCAGCAGCTGCAACGCCTCGGCGTCGAGAATCTCAGGACTTGCGCGCACGCAATCTCGCCTTCAATGCCTTGGTCAGCGAAGCCGCGGCTTCGACCGACAGCGCCACTGGTCCGCCCGCCGGCCCGGTATGTACCAGCGTCTCGCTCAACATGCCAAGATGCCGCATGCAGTTGGTCAGCGCCTGACCTTTGTCTCCGATACGGTACTTCCACACCCGCCCGTCTCGCCGCTCATCGACATCGACTGCCGAGATACAGGCCGCGGTGTCGTCATCCAGCTCCCCAATCGGTATTGCCGTCCCGTCTTCTCGGAACAACTTGCGCGGATCGAAGAACGCCATCCGCGCCAGCTCCTGCAACACCCGATCGGCCTTGACATAGACCCGCTTGGCGCGCGCCTCCTGCTCCTCCTTGATCCACTGCTGCACATCCGGGCGCTTGAACAGCCAGCTGCCGATGCTGGCCGCCGAGCGCTGCGAATAGCCCGCCCGGATCGCCGCGCCCTTGCGCGAGAAATCAACCAGGTACTCGCGCGCGAACCGCTTGCGCCGGTCCACATCGGACTCGCGCTTGCTTTGGTTCCAAAGTTTATTGGTATCGACCATACCCTCCACCCTACGACACCCCCGCACAAGTGCACGCCGGATTCACCCCCTCCTCGCCCTGTGTTGGTGTGCCACGTACGGCACTGCCCAGTCCGGCCAAGCCCCCCAGTCGAGCGCCTCTTCAGGTAGCCGGTACACTCGCGTCGCGCGGCGCCGATAGCCGTGCGCGTACCACACCCGCACCGCCTGGCGCACCCGCCCCTCTGCCGCCAGCCGTATCAACGCCCTGGCGATCGAGCGCCAAGGCCACTGCGCCGCGCGCGCCACCGCAAACGCATTGACCCAACCAGAGGAAACCCTCGCCAGCCCGGCAAGCGCCGCTTCGTCTGCTGCGCGTCGGCGCGCTTGTCGCGGCAAACTCATGCTCCGCCAAGCTCTTCCAGTCGCAGGCGCACCGCGCGCAACAGCCGGTCCTGCCCGTCTCCTTTCGGGCCAAGCGCATCGAGCACTGCCCCGTCGATCGTGCCGTCGGCCAGCAGAACGTGGACGAAGACCGGCGACCGCCGCCCCGGTCGATGCAGCCGCTTGTTCCACTGCTGCCACAGCTCAAGGTCGTGGATGGGCCCAAACCACACCCCGTGCCCGTCGCCGTACTGCAGGTTAAGCCCGTGCGCCCCGCTGGCCGGGTGCAGCAGCAACAGGGGGATCTCACCGCGGTTCCAGCGCGCCTCGGTGTCCGGGTAGTCGTCGAACTCGCAGGCCTGCGGGAACCTGGCCTTGATCCGGTCCCGTTCGTGCCGGAACCAATACGCCAGCAGCAACGGCGCCCCGCAGCTCGCCTCGATCAGCTCCTCCAGCACGTCGAGCTTGGCGTCGTGCACCGCCTGCACCTGCCCAACCTCGTCATAGACTGCCCCGCCCGCCACCTGCAGCAGCTTGCCGACCAGCACCGCGCGGTTGAGCGCGACCACGTCACCGCCTTCCAGCTCGGCCAGTGCATGCCGCTCCAGCTCGCGGTAGATCGCCCGCGCCGCGGCGGGCAGCGGAACCCGAATCGAGTTGATCGTCCGATCCGGCAGTGACACGACATCCTCGGGCAACAGGCTGACGCACAGGTCGCCAATGCGCGCGAATACCTCCTCCTCCGCCCCTGGCCTCGACGCCCAAGAGAACACCTGGCCGGAGCGCGAGCGCTTGTCCGGCACGAAATATCGCGAGCGGTAGCCTTCCATCGTTCGCCCCAGCCGCTCGCCCCCGTCGAGAATCGCCAGCTGCGACCACAGGTCGAGCAGGCTTTTCGGTCGCGGCGTCCCCGACAGCGCCACTACCCGGTACAGCAAGCCCTGCCGGCGTAGCCAGCGCATCGCTTTGACGCGGGAAGTGGCGGGGTCGCGAAAGCCACTCGACTCGTCGAGCACCACCAGGTCGTACGGCCAGTCGCGGCCGAACAGCCGCACGAGGTCCGCCAGGCGGTCGCGGCTGATCGTCTGCACCATCTCTCCGGTCAGGAAATCCGCGCGTGTCGCCTGTGGTACCAGGCGCGTCACCGTCGTCTCACTGCCCCGGCGGCGCACGACCCCCTCCTGCCGCCGGAAACGGAAGTCCTCAGCGCTCAGGCACCGGCAGGAAAGCCCCTGGAAGGGCGCCCAGCGCGCGATCTCTGACGGCCACACTGTCAGGGCCACCCGCCGCGGCGCAACGACCAGGACGCGCGCCACGTCGAGCAAGGAGAGGAGCCGGACGATCAACGCCAGCACCGTCGCCGTCTTCCCTGCGCCCATGTCGGCGAACAGCGCGCAGAACGGGTTGCGGTAGGCGTGCTCGAGCATCCGCTCTTGGAACGGACGCAGGTGGAGCACTTCAGGCATGGATGCGCACCAGGTCGCGCAGCAGCGCATCCGCGGCTTCCCGGCTGTCAATCACTGCCGCTGGAACGGACAGCTCATTCATCCGCCGCAAAAACCGCTGCTGCAGCTTGCTGGGGCCCTCGCCCAGGCGCTTGACTTCGACGAAGCACATCACCTCGCCGGGCAGCATCACCAGCCGGTCGAGCACACCGGCGTTCCCGGGGCTGGCGATCTTCAGGCACTCCCCGCCCAAGGCGTGCACCCGGCGCACCAGGTAGCGCTCGGTGTCCGACTCGAGGGGGCTCTCGGAAAGGGCGTTCAACCGTTGAACGCTCCGATTCGAGGCACCAGCATCGCCGGTTGGCGTGTGGTTTGCACGACTCATCGCGAAGCTCCTTTCACGGCAAAAAAGAGCGGACTAGACAAAAAAGGCCGAACTAGACAAATAGCGCATTTCTTAACGTATACAGAAAAAACATGTGTATACACGTATACCCCTTTCTCTTTTCTCTCTATTTCTCTTTCACCCCCTCTTTTTCTCTATTTGTCTAGTATTTGTCTAGTAGAGTAAAAGAATAGGTAAATCAGCAAGTTAAGTTATAGACAAATCACTAGACAAATCGCTAGACAAATACAAAAGACGCTATTTGTCTCGTCAATCGAGCCCGTTTTCGTCCAAAGTCGCCTCCAGAATTTTTGCCAGCCTCTTGTTGGTCTCTTTCTCGCTTTCCCCGGCCGGGTAGACGAATAGCTCGTGAACGGCCACCCGGTGCTGCGATTTGTCCCAGAACACCCGCCGCCTTTCCGTGTACCCGGCATCCGTCAGCAGCTTGTTCAGCGTCCTCGTGAACACCTTCTCGCCGGTCCGCTCGACCAGCTTCTGCACGAGGTGCGGCAC